GTGTTTAGAACGATTGAAGATTGTGATATGAGATATGAGTCAGCAAGGTCAAAAAGAGAAGCGGAAATATTTGAAAGAGATTCTGCAACAGACACACCAACTTATTGGTATATTAGAAAAGAAGTAAGAGCACAAAGTGGTAATATAGTTGATGAAGATTTTACTTTTGGTGGAGCTAAAAAATATGATAAAGTTCTATTATCAAATTCAAATGTAATAGATATTATTAGTTGCACAGATTCAGACGGAAACACTTGGTATGAAGTTGATTCATTAGCTCAAGATACCGTGTTTGATGAATATGAAAACAACTCAGACAATGACCCAGAATTATCACAATATTCATCAGAAGTTCCTTACATATTAAGATTAAAGAGAGTTTCAAAAAGATTTACAACATTTAAAAGACCTGATGGAAAAACAGAATTAAGATTTGGAGCTGGTATTTCAGATAATGCTGACGAGGAGATTATACCAAACCCAGATAATGTTGGTTCAAACTTACCTGGTTCACCTTCAAAATTATACGAAACATTTGACCCAAGTAATTTTTTAAAAACAAAAGCTTATGGACAAGCTCCTTCCAACACAACACTAACAATTAACTATCAGTATGGTGGTGGAGCACAAGACAATGTAGCGGCTGGTAGAATTAATAAAATTACCGGTATCACATTTGAAATAGACGAAACAAACCTAACACCATCAGTTGTTAACTTTGCTAAAACATCAGTAAGAGCTTCTAACATTGAAGCATCAAGTGGTGGTATGGGAGCAGAAAGTGTTGAAGAACTAAGAGAAAACATTAAAGCATATTTCCAAGCACAAAATCGTGCTGTAACAAAAGATGATTATATTGTTAGAACTTATGCATTACCTGACAAATACGGAAACATTGCAAAAGCGTATATTACACAAGACACAATAGTAGATGAAGAACAACAAACACAACCAAATCCATTAGCACTAAATCTATACATTTTAGGATTGAATACAAATAGACATCTTGTAAATGTAAATGATGCAGTAAAAGAAAATTTAAGAACTTATTTAACAAGATTTAGACCAGTAACTGATGCTGTAAACATTAAAAATGCTTATGTAATTAATATTGGTGTTAAGTGCAATATAAATACAAAAAATGGATATGACCAAGAGGTAGTTATTACAAATGTTAACCAAAGAATAGCAGAATTTTTTGATATAGATAGATGGCAAATAAATCAACCAATTGTATTATCAGAATTACAAAGTGCTATAGTAAGTGATGTTGAAGGTGTTTCATCAGTTGTAGATATTACAATTACAAATGAAGATACTTATTCATCAACTGCTGGTTATAGTGGTAATAGATACAATATTGCATCAGCTACACGAAATGGTGTAGTGTATCCAGCAAAAGACCCAAGTATATTTGAGGTTAAATTACCTAATACAAACATAACAACAGCGGTTGACGGAGGAGAAGGATAATGCATTTATTTGAATTTGCAGAAAAAGACGCAACACTTTATGAAGGTAGTGCTACTCAAAGTAGAAATACCGGTTTAGATGAAATATTAGAAGTTCGTAAAGATATGAATGCTGATGGTTCAGTCGTAAATGTATCTAGAGCACTTATAAAATTTAATCTAACCAACATATCAGAATCAATTGTAGCAGGAACTATTCCTGAAAACGCAAGATATTATTTAAATCTATATGATGCTAACTCAAAAGAATTAACAACAAGTCAATCATTATTTGCTTATCCAGTTAGTCAATCTTGGGTTCAAGGTGATGGTAGATTCTTTGACCAACCAGCAACTACTGATGGTTGTTCTTGGAGATATCGTGACGGAGAAACAACCGGAACACAATGGATTAGTGGTTCAAATAATACTGGTGGAACTTGGTTTAATCAATATGAAGCATCCCAATCATTTAATCACGAAACAACTGATATGAGAATGGATGTAACTGATATTGTTAAACTTCAATTAAGTGGTTCTATTGCTAACGAAGGATTTATCGTAAAACGCTCAGGTAGTATTGGTAATACTTCATCATCATTAGACGAGGGAAGCACAGAAAGACTTGGACATTTTGCATTCTTTTCACGAGATACACATACAATTTATCCACCAAAGTTAGAAGTAGAATATGATGATTCATCTTTTAACACAGGTTCATTATCTACATTAAGTTCAGATGATATTGATGATGTTATGATTTATATGTCAGGTTTAAGAGAAGAATATAAAGAAAAATCAAAAGTTAAATTTAGAGTATATGGTCGTGAAAGATTTCCAACAAGAACTTATTCAACAAGTTCTCAAAATCTAACGGTAAAATTTATTCCAAGTCAAAGTCAATATTCAGTTAGAGATGCTTTGACAGAAGATGTTATTATACCATTTTCAACAGGTTCTTATTTAAGTTGTGATGGAACAGGAAACTTTTTCAGATTAGATTTAAATGCGTTTCAACCAGAAAGACACTATCGTTTTCTTTACAAAGTAGTAAGTGGTAGTGGAAATACAAGAACAGAAAACATTATAGATAACGACCACATATTTAAAATAACGAGGTAAACAAATGCCTTTCACAGAACAAGAACTACAAGACTATCAGTTTTATCTACAACTAAAAGAAGAACGAGATAAGAGATATGAAGACTTTTATACAGAAGCCATATCTGAATCAGATTCCGATACAAGAAATCATTTATTAGTAAAAGATACCAATACATTGTATAGTTTTGAAGATATTGAAGAAGAAAGAAGAAAAGAAGCACCATTTGGTAGAATTGGTAGAGATGATGACAATCATTATGTCCACAAAGTAAATAGATATCCTACATTTGAAAAAGGAGAAAAATTAGAAAAAGTAATTGATACAGAAATCAATAGTTTAATTCCATTAGCTCCAAGTTTACCTACAATTAGATTACACAACTCACCAAACAATAATGTTTTATCACCACAAAAAGACGGAGTAGAATTTACATTATTATCACCTTCAAGAGAAGAACCCAATGTTAGAACAAACGGGTATACAATTGATTTAGTTAACGGAGATATAGTTGGTTATTTTGATTGGAACGATAATGAAGGTCTTGGTTTAAATTTGTGGTATTTAGAAGAAAATAGAAAACGAAGATTTCCTACAATGAGAATTTTTAAATCTTATGTTGGAACTTTTATCAGTAGATATTATGAACAAGAAATTATAATTGCACATCAAGGAGACTTAGAAAATATTTTAAACGGAAAACCAATGCAGTTTAATGTAAGTTAATTATTATGACATTAGAACTATCAAGATTAAAACCAAACGACTACGAAATTTTAGATTCAGGTGCTTACAGAATACCTGGTAAAGTAGTTGGTGTCGACTCACCAGAATTTGGAGATGCCGCTACAGACTATATTGAAATGGTTATATCAACACCAACTGGTGTTTTTTTAGATTCGTTTGTTATTGCTAGAGGTGATGAATGCACTCAATACAAAACTTTAGATGAAAACAATCAAGATATTTTCAGTATAAATCCTGGAATTTTTATGAGAGAAAAAGGATATTTTTCCGGAGAATACAATATTGAATTTAATTTTTTACGAGAAGTAGCCG